GCCGACGTGATCAAGCCGGGGTATGATCTTCACTACGCTTCCGACTACGCCGGGATCCGGAAGTTCGCCCTCGAGATCTACCGCCGAAAACTGGGGCTCAACTCCGACCAGAAGATCCGGGCATCGAAGGCAGCAAGAGGCGCGCCGGAGTTTGACCTCTCGCCGGAAGACGAGGCCATTGTCGAAAAGATGTTGACAGAAATCAAAACTTGGCCTACCTTGCGAAAAGGGAGCGGAACTAGGCGCAACGGCAACGAATCGGCAACGGCCAACGGGAGGGCTTCGTGAGCGACCAAGACCGGGCTTCAAAGCCCGTCGGGCCGCGGAAGAATCGGCCCAGCGCACTAGCTTCGAAGATCCTTCAGGAAGCCTTCGTAGCGAACTACGTCGCGAACGGTTTCAAGAACGGGACGGCCGCGGCGATAGCTGCCGGGTACGCCGAAAGAGGCGCCGCGGTACAATCTTCGCGGTTGCTCAGTCAGCCTAAAATCCAGGAGATGATAGACCAGTACGTTCGTCGACAGCTCCGGAAGACCGACCGATTGGCCATGAAGACGCTCGAGTCGATCGAGAGTCAGGCCTTTTCCGACATCACGGACGTCCTGGAATTCGAGCAGGACGGGGTCAAGGTCAAGGATTCCAAGACCCTTCCTAAGAACGTGACCCGCAACATCCGAGCGGTTCGGATAACCAAGACCACCAACGCAGCTGGACAGACGACGGTGACGCACGACATCACCATGCACGGCGTCGACAAGGCGAAGGAACTCCTCGCTCACATCACGGGCCTGGTCAAGTCGGGCGAGCCCGCTTCCGCGGATCAGGATTCTTCGGCCGAGTCCTCGATCGACCGGACGGAGCGGTTGCTGCAGCTGACGGGTCGGCTCAAGAAGTCCGCCAAGATCGCCAAGAAGGGGAAGGCGGAATGACGCACGCCGAGTTGATCGAGGTCGGCCGCCGGTTCCTGCGCGAGCTTTATGAGAACGCGATGACTCACGGGCACGGTAGATGCTCCGTGATCGCCGTCGAACAACGCGCCATGACCGACGAGATCCCCGATCTGCTAGGCTGGTGCGCGGAGAAGTCGGTGCTCGTCGAGTGCAAGGTCAGTCGCTCGGATTTTTTCGCCGACCAGAAAAAGCGCTGGCGATCCAAGAGCGCTGGCGTGGGCCGGACCCGTTGGTATATGGTCCCGTCGGGGCTCATCTATAGCGCCGACCTTCCCGAAGGCTACGGTCTTGTCTGGGCTATAGGTCCGAAGGCGTGGCAGGTCATAGAGCGGCCGACGCCTCGGGAAGACTTCGACCTCGCCGCAGAGCGGTACATTCTTCTCGCTCTCGCTCGGAAAATAAAATCATGACCGCCGAAGTCGACCTCGATGCTATCCTCGCGGCTGCCCAACGCGGCGAACTATCGGAGGCCGAACTCGATCAGCTCGAGGCCGACCTAGTCGCTGAGCACGCGGCGAATCTCCGCGCCTCGTTCTACGCCTACTGCGTCGAGCGGGCGCCGGAGTTCTACACCGAGAACCGCTGGCACCTCCGCAAGCTATGCGATACCCTCGAGGCCCTCTGGCGCGGCGAACTCATCAACGAGAAAACCGGGAAGCCTTACCGCAAACTAGGGATCAACATGCCGCCGCGGCACGGGAAGACGCTGACGCTCAAGCTCTTCTCACAGTGGGTCTTTGGCCAATCTCTCAAAACGCCGATCATTGTCGGGTGCTACAACGAGACCCTTTCGCAGGAGTTCTCGAAGGACGTCCGCGAGGTCTTCCAAGAGAACCCGGGGCGGACGGCCGGCAACCGCCTGGGCTATGCCGAGATCTTCCCGCGGCGACGGATCAAGAACGGCGACGCCGCCATGAAGCTCTGGCGCCTTCAAGGGTCTTTCCGGACCTCGTTCCTGGCGACGTCGCCCGACGCGACCGCGACCGGCTTCGGCGCGCTGCTCTCGATCATCGATGACATCGTGAAGAACGCCGAGGAGGCCTACAACACACGCGTGCTTGATGCGCATGAGCACTGGTACAAGAACACGCTGGCCCAGCGCAAAGAGCAGGGTTGTCTCCAGGTACTCAATATGACCCGTTGGGCGGGCGACGACTTGGCCGGCAGGCTCTATCGCAGCGAGCCCGACGACTGGTTCGTGCTTATGATGCCAGCCTGCCTCGACGAGGCCAAGGGCGAGATGCTTTGCCCGGATATCCTCAATTTCGAGACGTACCTCGAACTCAAATCCACGATGGACGAGATGGTTTTTTCCGGCAACTACCAGCAGGCGCCCGAGGAGGTCGGCGACTATCTCTACAAGCCATTCAAGACCTACGAGCCCGCCGAGCTGCCTAGGCTCGGTCCGATCGTTGGCGTCTTCGATACCGCGGACGAGGGATCGGACTTCTTGGCCGGCGGCGTCGTGCGGACGTTCGAGGGAAAGGCCTACGTCCTCGACGTGCTCTATACGCAGGAGCACATGGAGGTGACCGAGAACCTCGCCACCTCCATGCTCGACGAGAACCAAGCCGACGACGCGATCGTGGAATCGAACAACGGCGGCCGCGGATGGGCGCGCAACGTCGAGCGGAAACTCCGCTCCGGCGAGGTGACCGGTCGCAAGAACCAGAAGACGGCCGTCCGCTGGTACCATCAGGGCGCGAACAAGTGGGCCCGGATCCGATCTAGAGCGACGAACGTATCGCTCTGCGTCATCATGCCGGCCGATTGGGCGAAGCGCTGGCCGAAGTTCTACCAGGACGTAACGCGGACGAAGAAGGACAAGCAGCCGACGCATGACGATGCACAAGACTTCTTGACGATCATCGTCGAGCGGGCGCTTTCGTCTACCGTCGTCATCAGTGCCGAGAATCTGGCCGCGATGCGAGCGCGGCGCAACCGTTCGCGGTAGACAAATCCGCGAGAGTACGGCAATACTGCGAGGGAGGTGTTCATGTACCTAGTCGGCCAGATCGTCCGCGCCCATGGAACTACCGAGGCCCCGCAATGGGACGTCGTTGCCTTTCGGCGTACCCGCGCCGGCGCCGTCAAGGACTGCGACGAAGACCAGAAACGGTTCTTCATCAAGCTGAAATTCGGCAAGCTGCCCGAAGGGGCCGAGCCCATCTTCCCCCGGAGGCCCTGATGAACTGGCGCCTGACCAAAGACTTCCAGGAACGCAACAGCCCCAACGTGCGACAGGTCCGCCGGCCGAACAGCGTCGACCTTTCGGAGTCCATCGTCGCCAACGAAGAACTCTTCGTTGGTCTCTACGAAGGCACCTATCCGGGGTTGAAACTCGCCTCGGCACTGGCCTACCCGATCGTATTCGTGCCGGTCTCGTTCATGGGGCTTCCGAGCCCGACGAGCGAGGACGAGGCGACTCAGGAAATGCTCAACGAGATCACCGAGGAAGCCGCGATGATCCTGCAGCGGCTCTTCACGCTCCGCCTCGTCGTCGGCACCTGGTGGATTTGGCCGAACTGGGACTCCAAGCGCGGCAGGATCAATTACGAGCTGATCCCGAATTCCTCGGTGGTGGACATCATCCGCGATCTCGATACCGGGGAAGTGCTGCAGATCATCACCGACGAGAACCTGACGGTCCAGACCGGCGAGAACCGGCGTACCGTCGTTCGTCGCAAGCGGTTCTTCACCCCGCAATCCGTGCGCGTCGAATACACGGGCGATACGTCCCAAATGGGCGGCCTGATCAACAAGGCGACGAGGAACCCTTCCGGAGTCATGCCGATCCCGTTCGCGAACGACGTCCTGGACAACTCGATCCGCGGATCGTCGGTCTATGGCCGGATCCTCTCGGACCTCAAGGTCTACCATGACACGGATCTCAAGTGGTCCGAAACGCTCAACAAGTTCAACGTCAAGATGGTCCAGAAGACTTCAAACGTCGACGAGTTCCTTAATCGGAACGGTTGGTCAACGCCCGATGAAATCGACGTCGCTGACTCGGATCTGATCGTCCTCAAGGAAGACGAGGAGACAAAGTTCATCTTCTCCGAGCAGGCCGTGACCGACGCTTTCCAGAAGCGCCTGGAGACAACGTTCTACAAGATCGTCGAGGGAACCAAGATCTCCGAGCTTTCCTTCGGGTTGATGGCGACCGGCAACCACGCGAGCGTAGAAACCGACATGACATCCCTTGGCCGCGCGGTCCAGGACGACCGGAACCAGATCGACGAACCGGCGTATGCGCTCTACGCCGCTTGTCTTCGCCTCAAAGCTGGCGCAACGATGCAGACGATCGACCCAGACTTCGAAATGGCATGGAACGACCTGGAGATCTTGAGCGAAGAAACCAAGATGAAGCTCTTTCAGACCTTCGCCGACGCAGTAGACAAGCTCATGGGCCGGGCAGCGATCACGCTTGAACAGCTGCACAAGATGTTTCTCGCCGCGTTCCCCAAATCGACCGAGCAGGACTTCAATACCTGGTTCAAGCAGATGAACATCGCTGCCAAATACAAGCAGTTCGCCGAAGCGAGCTACACGGACGCGCTCGACGCGTCCGGCGTCGATATCGGGGAGGGCG